CGGGGCTCCGTGCTTTAGTGCAACACCATTGTGGATGCGAGCAACTGTCTCTTTCGAGAGCAACCCGCACGGGCCATATCACGGTTAGCCTAGTCAGCTAACGAGATGATATGATCTCCGTTATGGGACGGAAAACATCCGACCCCATCACCACTCTTACCCTAGCCAATGCTCCCCTTAAAGGATGAGCAGAAGCTACTACCGAAAGGTTACCTCTATGGCCATCAAGAAGAGATCGTTTCTCACCAATATTGAGACATGGAATGGTTTATCCGTGTACAATAATGGTATTCTCTTCAGTGCAGGCTCCTCTAACCAGGTGTTATTTGGTAGAGGAGAGCTCTTAGCTAGTGAAGGACATCTTCTGTACCGACCTAGGAAAAAGAGTTCTTATAAGGGTAAACACCCTCGTAAGGTTCTTCCCCAGGTTGGTCAGTTTGACTCCGGTGGTCCTTGTACAATCTCTAAGGTTTGGCTTGAAGCCAAGGCTCAGAAAGTGACAATTCGACCGTCTAGCTCAGTAGGACTCGGCTTTGGCATGAAAGAAGGCGGTAACGTCCTCTTTCTTGTTACGGCTGGTGTTCCTACTGCACCTTCCTCGATCCCTGCCGAGCTATCCGATCTGCAGTTAACTGCATATGGGGTAAAAGCTTGGGCAGCTGCGAAGCCAACGGCTTCTCAGGGTGGACTAGGACAGGCTATTGGAGAGCTACACGACCTGCCAAAGATTCCGGAGATCAAAAGTCTCCGCGATGCCTTAAGCAAGACTAAAGTTCCCAACAGCAAGCGTAAGCTTGCTTACGGGATCGGTAGCAACTACTTAAACATCGTCTTTGGATGGCTTCCTCTGGTGTCGGATGTGAAAGACTTAGTCAAAAACATCCGAAACTTTAACAAGAACCTAACACAGTTAGAGCGTGACAACGCTCAAGGTGTTAGGCGCTCGAGGAAGATTAGAGGTGGCGAAACAACATCGACAGTAGTACAGACTGGCACTGGTCCTTACAACGGACCAGGTCAACTGCAACCTTCGATGAATGCCGCTAATGTCCAAGGTAGCTGGACGTATACGCAAACTGTTACCACCAAGTGGGATTATAGATTTTCTGCTCGGTTCAGGTATTACATTGATTTTGCGAAAGCATATCAAGGTAGTTACACTGAAGCCGCCAGATTATCAAGAATCTTGTTTGGTGCTGACCTTTCTGCATATACGCTTTATCAGCTAATGCCTTGGTCCTGGGCGATCGACTGGATCACAAATATAGGCGTTAACTTAAACAACGCCCGTGATCAAGAAGATCACCTAGTCGCTGATTATGCCTATATCAATGGAAAGTATACCAAAGATACAGTGTACACACTCGAAATCTCCTTTGCGGGAGATACGGTGCCTGTACGCGAATTTAGGTTTTCTGTAAGGGAAACCCATTTTCGCCGCATAAAAGCGAGTCCTTTCGGTTTTGGTCTGACGTTCGGGGGTTTCAACCCTAAACAACTGGCCATTCTAGGGGCACTTGGTCTAACCAAGTTGTCCTAGCTACTAAGAATCATTCTTAGTGGCCGTTTCTATTGTTAGGAGTTCGTGCCATGCTGGCCGATCCTCAGTCCGTCACTATCAACTCGGTAGCTCAATCGCTACCGGCTGTCGCTCGTGGCGTCAATACTTCTTCGTATCAGAAGGACGATGGGCTGGTTAGCCTTACCGTCTCTCATATTTACGGGAAGAGAACTCGTCGGACGGTACGCCTCAATCATTCCAAGATTGCGGCGGACCCTCTGATTAGTTCGCAGAACATCAAATACTCGATGTCTGCTTACCTCGTCATGGATGTTCCCATTACTGGGTACACCGTTGCCGAGGCGAAGCAAATCGTGGATGGGCTTACCGCCTATCTCACGGCTTCTTCGAGCGCCAAGGTGACTTCGGTCCTTGGTGGCGAGTCGTAGCTTAGAGCTATGTCTCGCGACTGGACCTTCATAACCGTCGGTATCATACTTTGTATGATTTCTGCCTTACTGTTCTTCGTGATCAGTTGGGCAGTCGTCGGTTACGGACAGAGGCCTGGTATCATGGCAGGGATTGCTGAGCCCTCTTTTTCACAAGAGAGTCCGCATGAAACGCCTGATACGACTTCTGACGGGGATACTGCAAGATAGCAGTATCTGGTGTAGCACTAGCACCACTCGTGATCTTGAAACAATCACGAGAAGGATCAAGCATGAAGGGTTATCATTTCTGATGATAACTCTACCTAACTTCTGCTCCGACTTTGAGAAAAGTCTTGAGAGAGGTTATGTGGCTGACGACACGTTTCGTGGTTTTCAGAAACGTGGAGCTCTCCCCGAATTCCTTCGCGGTTTGCTTCAGCTTGTGTTTGATCCTAAGTCTGGTGTCCTGCTCGATAAGCCTAACGTACAGGCAATCTTTTTCATTCGTCAAACTTGTTTGATGATGAAGAAGGTCGAACACGAGTGCAGTGATGCACGCGTGCAAGATGCCTTTACGCGGTTTATTGAGACAAACGACGAAGTCAGGGAGTGGGAACTGAACCATGATCGATTCTTTCGAGACGATTTTGGCACAGATTCCTCTTCCTTCCATGAGTGTTTAGGCAAGCGCCTACCCACTCAGCATTTCCACTTCAGAAGAGTTGCGGATATGCTGTGGAATCAAGAACATTTCGGTGATGAACTATTTTTACCGGAAGCTCTTGTTCCAAAACATGGACCGGGTGCCACTGCGCAAAAAGTATCTGCGAACAGCAAATACGAGTGGCGTGAGTGGCACACGAGACTTGAAAACTGTTTTCCTTCTGATCTCTTTCTTATTCCGAACTGGAATATGATTGAGGCCTTGGATACAGTTGAATTCGTCGACCCGGAATTTGAACGACCTGTTAGGGTTATTCAAGTTCCAAAGACGCTGAAGACTCCACGAATTATTGCCATTGAACCTGTGTGCATGCAATATGCACAACAGGCTCTTTTGGAGGTAGTCGTGCCGATCCTCGAAAAGTCTAAAGCCTTTAACGGGGCATTAGGCTTCACCGATCAAACGGTGAATCAGGATTGGGCCCAGAAGTCGTCCTTTGATGGTAGTCTCGCGACTATCGATCTTAAGGACGCTTCTGATAGGGTCTCTGCATCGCTTGTGTGGGATATGCTTACTCGTGCTCCTCAGTTCAGAGAAGCATTGTTTGCATGTCGCTCACTTAAAGCGGACGTTCCTGGATTTGGTGTTAGACACCTTTCTAGGTTCGCGTCTATGGGTTCTGCTATGTGTTTTCCCATTGAAGCTATGGTATTCTATACCATAGTTATCAGCGCGATTTCACGTAGCACAGGCCGCCGGTTGAGTAAGAAGCTCCTTCAGGAGATTTCTTCTCAGGTGCGTATCTACGGAGATGATATCATTGTCCCCGTAGAATATGTGCAGTCGGTGATGAGTGAACTCGAATATTTCAATCTTCGAGTAAACACCAACAAGTCTTTCTACACTGGGAAGTTTAGAGAGTCTTGTGGGTTGGATGCCTACGATGGAGTACCGGTTACACCGGTTTACTGCCGTCGTATGCTACCTACATCGCCGCAGCAGGCTGATCAGATGTTATCAGCTGTTAGTCTTCGTAATCAGCTTTACAAAGCTGGTTGCTGGATAACAGTTGAGTGGTTGGATACCTACTTGCAACGGCTTGCGCCAATGCCGGTAGTTACCGACACATCTGTCCTCTTAGGACGCAATTCCTTTTTAGGTTACCAAAAAGGGCTGCGCTGGGATGCAAACCTTCACCACTGGACTGTCAAAGGTCTAGTTGTGAAATCCCGTCCAAGACCATCTATCCTAGATGGAATTGGAGCTTTGATGAAGTTCTTCTTAAAGAGAGGGGTTGATCCCTCTTTCGATAAGAAGCACTTACAGTTTGCTGGACGTCCTGTGTCCGTCTACACCAAGACACAGTGGGCTGCCCCCTACTAGTAGGGGGTTTCTGTTGGAGTTAACAACTCCAGCTGAGGGG